AGAGTTGTCGTAGTAATACTGCGATGGATCAACAGTCACCGAGGTGGCTGGGAAATCGTCATTCCAGTATTTCAACGCCGTGATGGTCACTCCAGGCAAAGACGAATTGATGTTTTGACTGACCTCTGGAATGTCCAGGCACACAGGTGCCGCTGCAAGGCTCTCAATACCGTACCAGACGCGATAAGACACCGGGAAGATGGAAAGCCCTAGGTAATCCTCAATCGCCTGCCTGATGGCTACTTCTAGCCCTGACAAATACGTGTCCTGACTTTCGTCATCAAACATATTTAGCTGATTGGTGATTTCTGCAAGCGTCAACCAAGGCGTTGCATTATCACGACCAATCTGCTCAACCTTGGAGTAGTTGAACGGATTGCGCGTCACTGCCCCGAAGGGCAGGCCAGCAAGTGTGGAATCTGCTGCCATTGATTACGTCTCGATCAATCGAACGCCAGCAAACGGGTCGCGCACGGAACTGACCATACGTTTCTCTGCGTACAGAGTAACGAAGCCGGGGGTCGTTTGTTCCATTGCTTGGACAGTCATTTCTTCAACATCGCAGATGTTGAGGAATCGAGGCCAGTTCGCCAGGTACACGGGGATTGCTCCGTCTGTACCGGTTGCGTCAAGGTAGGGGTTCGGGATGACGGGGAAGCCAAGAATGTTGACCGCTGGGCCTTCGCCAAGCTCACCAGTTTCAACCAAAGAGTAACCACCAGCGCCGTGAGCGTATTGACGGATTGCGCTGATGTAGCTGGGGTGCATCTGCCAAGCAGTTCCGGGCATATTCCAGTATTGAGGCGGCAATGCCTCTGCCATCTCAGCCAACGACTCATAGTCCACTGAGGTGTGAAGGTGCCCAACGGTAGCCAAGGTGTGCAGGCCATTGGTGATGCTGGTTCCAGACGTTCCGAAGGCCGCTGTAGCGCCCGCAGCGCCAGGGTAGCTGTTCAGGCCACGCAAGCCGTCAGTGCCGCCAGTGGTCGTGGTGGTAGTTCCAGCCTGGTCATCGTTCAGGCCCATTGAGGCGCCTTCGATAGCCGCGAATTCCATCATCAGGTCTTCGACCAATTCAGACTCAAGGCCATTGATGTCGGACATGGCTGCGGTGCGGATCGGCAACTGAGCCGTGATCACGCGAGTGGGCAATTGCCAGATCGTGGTGTTGGTGCCTGGCGTGCCGCTGTTGGGGGTAAACGTGTAGCCCCAAGGGTTTGTTTGGTTTGCCGCATTACCGGTCTTGGCTACGAATTGGGCGCTGGAGCCAGCAACTTTTTTCTGCCGCGCATAAACACGGAATGGGTTTGCATATCGCAGTGCTGCGAATGCGTCATCAAAATAAGTCTTACCACCTTGTCCATCGCCGCTGCCACCCAACGAGGCTGCTTCGCGCAAATCAATGGTGATTTTTTCTCCGGTTTCCAGAGTTTGTTTAACGCCGTCGAGGATTTTTTCGGTAATGGTTTTCATGGTTTCTTCCAAGTTAGTTTCACCAATAAGAGGGGCCGAAGCCCCCCTTAAAGTATCTGCAATTAAGCAGCAGCAGTGCCGGTCGAGCGGAAACGCACCAGGGCGTTAGGATCGCGCACCGAAGTTGCCAGACGCTTCTCACCGTAGAAGGTGATGTAGCCAGGCAGGGTCTGGTCATAGCGACGCATCACCATGTTCAGGCGGTCGATAATCGTGTGACCACGAGTCCAGTCGCCGAAGAACATTGGGTACTTGCTCACAGTGCCAGCCGCGCCGGTAGCCAGTTGGCTTGGTGCGTCCAGATACTTGTTCATGACCACATCAAAGCCCAACAACTGACCAATGATGCCATTGGGATTCAACGACTCAGTGGAGTTAAAAATTGGACGACCATTGGTGTCTTGCAGGCCACGGATGGCTTGAGCAAGAATTGGGCTGACCATGAAACGCGCACTTTCCGTCCAATACTGTTGAGGCAGAGCGTAGATCGTGTTGATCACGTCTTTGTACTGGATGTTGTTTGCGCCAACGGTGTTTGCATTGGTGGTCAACTGGTCGTAGGTTGCCAAACTGTGCAAGCCAGTCGTGGAACCAGTACCGGAAGTACCAAATGCGGGAGTGGAGGTCGTGCCGCCAGTGTAGGTTGCGTTTGCGCCAGGGTACTGGTTCAAGCCACGCAGACCATCAGCGCCGCCAGTAGCCACGGTAGAACCGGTGCCAGTTTGGTCGTTGTTGGAAATCATGGATTGAGCTTCAGACTGGGCGAACTCAGCCAGCATGTCGTCAACGATGTTGGCTTCCAGGCCGTCGATGTCGTCCAGAGCCGCAGTACGGATCGGGAACTGCACATTGATGTCCTTGAGAACCAATTGCCAGATGCTGGTGTTTTCAGTGGTAGGCGTGCCGTTGTTTTGAACAGCGTAACCCCATTGAGCGCCAGCATTGCCGGTCTTCACGCGGAACTGATAGCTGGAGCCATCGGTAGCCACGGTGCGAGACAGACCACGCATTTGGTTAGCCAAACGCAGAGCGACGAACACAGGGTCGTAGCTAGTGCGTCCACCTTGACCATCACCGCCAGCGGTCAGGCCAGCAGCTTCTTTCAAGTAGGCGTCGTACTGATCGGTGCTTTCAAACATCTTCAGTTCTTTTTCGCCTTGACGGCCTTTGTAGTACGTGGACAGTTGCTCACGCACAGCACGGTTGACATCGCCGCGAACGGTCTTGGCAATATTGATGACGGGGGCAGCTTGCACGGAGGCTACTTTGGCTTCCAGGGCGGCAACCATTACAGCCATTTCAGCTTTTACAGCTTCCACGGCGGCGGGGATTTTGGCTTCAACAGCCGACACAGCTTCAGCCTGCTTGGCTTCAATTGCGTCCAGTTTTTCTAGGATCACTTGAGACATGGAATTAACCTTTCAGTCGTTTTTCGAGGGATTTGAGAAGCTCACGACGCTCAAGAGCGGCGAGAATTTCATCGTTAGCCGCATCTGATAATACATCCCGTACTTCAGATTCGGTTTCAACTGCAACAGGAGCAACATCACGTTTCTCCACGATGCCTTTGATTACAGACGCGGCTAATTTCGCATCTTTTTTGTCAAGTCCTGCATCCCGCAGAGCCTGTTCAAAAACCTTCAGATCGGCAGAGCCGTCGGGCCGGAAATACTCCAACTTGCTGACGTTTGCTTCTGGGTTGTTGGGGTACATCACCACGGAGACTTCGCGCAGTCCGCCTTTGGTGATTTGGAAATAGGCTTCATCCGATTGATCGGGTTCGCCATTGGCGTTGACCATTTGATAGTCTTCAGCATAAGCACCAACAGACACGCCGCCAAACATGCTGGGCGACTCGCACATGATGGTGTACATGTCTTTGCCGGCAGCGGTGTTCATGTAAATGCGGCCTTCAGCAGTCATGCCGGAGTCGGTCATTTCAAACGATGTCCACTCACCAATCGGCATTGAATCCGAGTTGTGATTCATGAACATTGGAAGAGGCTTGCCAGTCTTGGCAAAGGCTTCCGCCCAGTCCATGAAGCCTTCTGGCTTGTAATTGAACCTGCGACCATCGGCGCCTTCACGAGCGCCCCATGTGGTTACGGTGGCTTCAATTTTGCCGGTCTGGCCCTTGGCTTCTTTCACCAACCGTGCTTCGCACAGCATCGTTACATTTTTTTGCGTCATTGATTACTCCATCAACTTTGGTTCTGTCAATGTCATATGTTGTGATGGATTTTTTCTTCACACGCAGCATTTGGCGTGCAAAGAATTGTTTGATTGTATCCTGCAAAATGATTATTTTCCAATATTCATCTTTTTGGACTGGTTGCCACCACCACCGCCCGTGTCTTGAGGGCTTGTTCCGGGAATAGTATCAGATTTTGCAGAAGGATCAAGCAGATCATCGGCGCCTTCTTTGTTGGACATATTCATGTATTGGCGGGCCTCATTTGGCGTCATGATACCAGCACCAACTCCGGCAACAGCAAAGTTCATTTGATCCAAGGGAGCGCCCTTGAGGAAATCGCGCGTATCAAACTCAATTTTCAGGTTGGGGTATCCCTGAAACAATTGCATCTTCAGCTTCTGTTGGATATTCACCGTAGTGGGGTAAATCGTGGACTTGTAGAACTCATCCAGAATCGTCTGGGTGTTGTTGTACTTCTGGTCGGCGATTCCGATCAATGCGGGTGGCACACCAAACAGGCCACAGATCCGTTTCATGGTTTGCGTCTTCAGCTTCTCTGTGTCAGCGTCCTGCAAGGTGAGCATTTGCAGTGGCGTGTACTTCATGCCTTGATCCAGCAGCATTCCCTGTCCAGGCTTGCTCGGATCTGACTGACGTGAGCCGGTCATGCTCGACCAGGCTTCCTT